GATGGGTTGGTTCCTGACTGGGCAGTAGTACCCATACCAGCGTTGGTTGCGCTGAAACCTGCAGTTAGGTTTCTGGCAGCGTTTTGACCAGAGAAGGCAGTATCTACTTCATCATAGAATGTTTCTGTTCCACCCTGTGAGGTGTACTTAGAACGCATTGCAAAGATGAGTCCAGTAGGACCACTCATTGGTTGAACGCCAGCGAGGTCATAAGCGACCAGGTTAGGCATTGAACGACGAATAAGTGAAATCAGAACGGGGTCAAAACCTGCAACAGTATTGCTGCTGGCACCGCTGAATCCACCTGTACCGGCAGAGTTGGTTGGCGACTCCATTAAGTTGGAGAGATTGCCACCCTGGAATGCTTGCTCTTCTCTGAGGAATTTTTCTTGGTTTTCTAACAGGACAGCGGTTACTGATCTACGATGAGAATCTCTAATTGGATCTAGACCACTATAGTCTAGAAGAGGTGCCCACTTGTCCTGCAGATGCTCGGAATGGAACATTTGCGTTTACCTTTTACTAAGTGTTTGTTTTTTGGTTTGAATTATATTAAATTCAATTATTTGCCAAACGCTGAAAGTGTTTTCAGATAGGCAGACATTGAATCAGAGATAAACTCTTGTGCAACATCTACGCTTTCTGATAGAGTTTCAGTTCTGGTTGATGGAGATACTGTTCTTGAGGGAAAATATGCTTCCTTCAAAATCTCCAGTTTTTCACGATATTCTTCATCACTTTCAAACTCAACACTTTCGGCAAGTGAAGCGAGCTTGTCTTTCTGAGTAGCAGCTAAGCCTTCAGAAATTTCATCAAAGATTCCGTTAGCAACCGACTCTGCGAGACGCTTGTTTAGGAAAACATTCTTCTCAATTTGCTCGTTGAGTTTTGTCTCCATGTCATCAAGTTTTTCTACCATGCTCTCAAGAACATCATATTTATCTTCAGGGATTGATACATAATGATCTTCAAAAAGTCCTCTCAGACCTGTCATAAAGGATTCGGTTAACTCTTCCTTCAGACCTTTTTCAACTGCGAGTGCATTTTCAGTAAACCACTCTTCAGCAACATACTCAAGGTAAGAGTCCACACGCTCTGAAAGAATTTTTGCAATTTCTTGCACTTCCTCTGCAAGTCTTTCTTCGTAAATAGATTCAATCTCTTCTTTTACTTGATAGATTCTAGAAGTAATTGCAGCTTCAAAGATGGTTCTTGCTTTTTCTTGGAACTCTTCAGAAAGTTCTTCACCATCTAGAAGGGCATTGATATCTTCATCAATATCAAACCCCTCCTCTACGTCTTCTTCTTCATCTTCACCTTCATCTTCACCTTCATCTTCATCTTCCTCAGTGCCTTCTACTTCTTCCTCGTCTTCCTCTTCAGAAATAAATTCTTCATCATCGAGTTCTTCTTCTTCTTTTACTGCATCAGCAGCAGCCGCACCCTTGTTTACAACATCCTTAACTTGCTTAAGGGTTGCGCCAGGAGTTTTCAGTTTTGCTGAATCATCATCTGGCTTATAGTTTTCTGGTGTGGGCCCGCCAAGATCTTCATATGACCCAGCAACTGAAGTATCCATTGGTTCTGCTGGTTTTGCGTTAGCGTTTACAGCAGTCCTGGATTGCTTTGTGCCTGCTTCCATTTCTTGTAATTGTTTGCCACGAGACATTTGAACTCTCCGATTTTCCTGTATAAAATCTATATTTATTTATAATTAATTAAATTACAATGAATTTAAGAATTCATTGAATAAACTCAACTTATAATCTTCCAAAAGTTTTTGGTCAACTAAAGAGTTGATTTTTTTTCTTGCATTCTCTGCTACTCGTTCTCGTAAAATATCACCATCCCAGATCCACTCTTTACCCTCCATAATTCCTTGAACAAATGCATCAGGTGCAGATGGATCAGCAACGATATCGGCGGCAGTGGCTAACATGAAATCTTCACCAACCTCTTTAAACCCTTTATTATTTTCTCTTAGTGATCCAACTCCACGAGAAGAAACACCAAGAGTTACTCCATCTTTTAAGAGTGACTCTGCAATTTTGCCCATCGGAGTGGAAAGGATTTGTGCTTTACCAACAAAATTATTTCCATCTTGATAAAGTTCAGTAATTTTATGAGAAACTCTATCTAAATTTACCGTTGGACCATCTGGGTGACCAAGTTCTCCAAGAGCACGACCTTTTTTAACATAATTTTCATTGTAACGACCTACCTCTCTTTCCATAATGGAAAAGGGGTACATTCTACCATTTCTGTTTACACATTCACTCTGAAGGAAAATTCCTTTAATGTAAAACTTTTTGTCTCTTCCAGTTCCCTCTGTCAGAACTTCGACCTTTTCGATCTCTTCTCTGATTAGTTTCATTATGCTTGTCCTGTAATTTGAACTTGTTGATGATAAAGTGTTCCAGCTGCTACGCCAAAAGCTGAAATTTTTTGTGATAGAGTTAATGAAGCATCTGGAGAAGAAAATGCTGTGATAATTCCAGAGGAATCGTTTTCAATAGTAATGCGCTCTTGATAAAATCCACCTACTCCAGAGGAGGTATCAACAGCAGAAACTCTCTTATGACTAAAATTATGATGTGTTGTGCCACTTAAAGTCACATGATCTCCAACAACAAAAGGTGATTGTGTCCCTTCTGCAAAATCAATAATGGTGGTAGAACCAGTTGTTACTCCAACAACTCTATTAGAGCCTTTTGAAAGTGCTAATGTTACACTTTCATTAGAAGGAATAAAATAGTCAGTTACATTGGCAACTGGATCGCTATCAATTTTTACATGAACTGCTCCACCAACAGCGACAATTCTTACAACATTTGATTGTGCAGAAAATGCTGAAGATGTAGAAGCCACTCCAACTGAAAAATTAAAAGAGGCACCAGCCCCAACTGGTCTATGGGTCATTATTTTAGAAAATACACTTTTACTTATTTATTAAATTAATTATTCTTCGTCCTCGAATTCAACTTCATTCGCTTTATCACCAAATGTATTTGCTGCTACAAATGGTCGAAAAGCATCTATTTTTTCCGCTGATTTGGAAAAAAGAATTTCTTTGATTTTATCACTAATTTGGGATGGTGATTCATCAGCAATAATTGTATCCAAAAGATCATCCATTTTTTTAAATACCTATAAGTAATCGTTTTTATTTATATTTCACCGCCTCTGGGTATCTTTGTGATACCAGGAGCCTCAGTAGATCCACCTTGAGATTCTAAATCTGGTTCCATGATTGGAGAACCAAGATCCATAGTAGATTGATTTTCAACTTCTGGCGTTGGTGCTGGTGGTTGGTCTGCTCCCATTTCAACTGGAGGAGCACTTGGATCTGGAATTATACCTTCTTTAATTTCTTTTTCAATTAAAGCATCTTGTTCTAAAATTTCTGTATCAGTTTGACGAAGAACTTTTCTGCGAACATAATCCTGCGAAAAATATTTGCCTACATATGGTTCTGCAGATGCTAACATTCCCAACCTTTCATTTAAAAGTTCTGCTTCTTTGAGTTCTGCAAAATGATTATCATATAAGAAATCATATTGAATATGCTCGCTCATAATTTCCCAATCTTCTGGAGCAATGATATTTTTAAGAATGAGTTGAGTTTTTAACATGTCATTAAACATATTTGAGAATCTTTTTCTCAAGCGTCCAACAAATTTACTGAACTTTAATTCATCTCTTAAAATTTCAGATGAACGTCCTAAATTAAATCCACCTTCTCCATCCATTCTTGATGGGGGAACATTTAAAGAGCGATAAAGTTTTTTCTTAAAGTATTCAATATCAGTGATTTCTCCTAGATTCTGTCCGCCGGGAAGTGTAGTGATTTCTGTTCCTCTACCACCTTCACGGCGAGGAAGCCAAAAGTCTTCAAGCATTGCCATAAACTTTTTATCATCACGAATTTCTCCAGTGCTTGCATCATAAACTAATTTGTTACGATAACGCATCATAACATCACGAAGATATTGTTCTGCCTTAACTTTGGGTAGGTTTCCAACATCAATGTAAAAAATTCTACGTTCTGGTGCGCGTGATAAACGATAGATAACAAGACTATCTTCAATCATTCTTAGTTGATTGAGAGATTTAATTGCTTTATGTAAATATGAAAGGGTGTTACCTTTATTTCTATCTACAAGACCTGAGGTGCAGTAGGTGATAGAATCTTTTGACATTTTAATGCCATTACTAGCACCAGTTGCATTAATATTTCCAGTAGGATATTGTGATTTTGGATTATAAATGAAGTATTCCTCAATTTGAGGAAATTCATAATCCATGGGATTATCACTTTTGATTATATTTACTTTATACCTATCTTTATTATCTTTTTTCTTATCTTGTCTAACATAACGCATTTTCATTGCGTCAATATATCTTAATTCTTGAATTCCATCATGTGGATTTTTTAAATCAATCATTTTATGATAAAAAATTCTACCATCAATATACCAATTTCTGTAAATTTCATGTGATTTTTTATCAAAATCTAATAAATCTAAAATATGTTTAAATTCTTGTCTTATTTTCTTTTTAATTCCATCACTTGCATTTAAGTTATCCAAATCAATTTGAACTGGTGTATCATTTGTATCTGAAACTATTGCTTCATTTACAATATCTTCAATGGCACTATCAACTTCTGGATGAAGTGCCATTTCACGATATCTTTTAATTAATTCAAACTCAGTTCTATAAACTCCTTCAATATCAACATATGAACCAAAGAAACCACTACTCAAATAATGGTCAACTCCATCCTCACTATTAGGAGGTACAGGAGAAATCGCACTTGGAGATAACGGTTCAGTATCCTCAATAGAGAATCCAAATAATTTTGCCATAATTTATTAGTTTAAGATTAATCTTTAGACTATTTATTAACCCTGTCTTGTTGCTGCCGCTGAGATTATTTTATATGATTGAACTTGGAATTCAACCGTAAACTCTTCAATTTGATTTGCAGACTCATATGATAAATCAATTGCACTGACTGAGGTTGGAAAAATATCCTCAAACTCATATGTAGCAAGAATAGTGTTTCCACTTCCACTATTATCTTTGCTGCTTGCTGTTGCCCCTCTTCCTAACTGATATACAGTAGCTTTAGCCATGTATTGATTAGGATCAGTTGTTCCAAGGTTTCTATCAAGACTTGCAATTTGATTAGACCATTCTTCAAACGACTTTCTTAGCGCAAAGTCCTCATCATTAATTATAGTCACCGTCCATGCGTCAATCGTTCTATCTCCAGCGACTTTAAATGTTCTTCCACGAAAAGGAATCTCAATTGAGGATACGGTCTGTGCTGGAAGTTGTGCTGCTTTGCACATGAATTGAAATTCATCTGCATCAAAGTTAAGTTTATCTTTAAATCCGAGATTATCCAATGTCATTTCAACTACAAATAGGTTATTGCGAGCACCGCCGCCACCCAGTTTTGATTTAAATTGAGAAATAGTTCTGTTTTCTTTTGTTGCCATTGTTAAGTCCTCCTTTTGTTATTTAGATAATAAATTAAACTCTACCGACTACTTCTTCAAAGCTTACACCAGTTCTGGTGGCAACAAAGGTCAGAGTGACGTAGTTAATGGATTTAGCTGGTTTTAAGAAAATATCAGCACGGAATTCGTTGTTGTCGATGACATCTGGAGTATTATTTGAAGCGTCACAAACAACTAGGAATCCATACAATCCTCTTTTTGCCTCAACATCACGAAGGAATGGTTCAACAATATTTCTAAAGTTTGCTCTTGTTAGTTCATCATTTAATTCGAAGAGCTGTGCTTCAGCAGCTCTTTGAAGTGATTGTTCAATTGTGAGGAACAATCGACGAACATTAATTCTATCGAAGGCTGATGCATATCCAAGAGCGGTTTTATCACCAAAGAGAAGAGTTCCGATACCAGGTTGAGTAATTATAGCATTAACTCTTTGTGGATAGAGTTGATCTCTTTGAGCTTTGTTTGGATTATACGCAAGTTTGATGGCATTATTAATAATGCCTCTTTGCTGTCCAGCTGGAGAGAACCAAGGGAATGCAACAATTGCAGTGCGAGTCATTAAACCTGCAACATCAGCATTTGTTGGAATATACACAAACTTATTATTAAATCTATCATAAGTGTACTTATATCCACTATCAAATATTGCATATGATGAAGATGAAAGTGAACTAAAATACTTAATCAAGTTTGTAGTTTGTGTTGTTGTATTAGTAATTCCAATTAGATCTGATTTATGTGGTCCTATTGTTGT